CCAAGTAATCACATGCCAGGTCTAAAAGTACCAACCGGCGGTTCAATGTGCGCTAATTGCGAGTATTGGATAAAAGACGGCAACATGTGTAACAACAAATATTGGTTAAAGTGGAACAACGGAAACGCTAAAATACCACACCCAGGAAATCAGTATTGCTGCGACTGGTGGCACAAAGGATAAACAATAAAAATAACGTTATGAAAGATCAATCAAGTTTAAAGAAGGAATTCGGCAAAAAAGACGTACAGCGCATGCGTAACATCATCACAGGTAAAGCCGGTGACAGAACGCAGGTGTTAGCGGGTTACCAAAAACAGAACGTAGACCACAAAGAAGGAGACGTTTGGGAAGAGAACGGTAAACAGTGGACCATAAAAGACGGAATAAAGCAGACGGTGACCGCTATGGATAGGTTCAAGAAGCTGGTTGTGATGCCGATATGTTGCCCCAAGTGTAACAAACCGATGAAGCTTAACGATCTGAACAAGAAGATGTATTCTATTCACTCTGTGTGCTTCAATTGTGTTATAGAAATGGAACAACAGCTCAAGTTAACAAACCAGTTTGAGGAATACGGTAAGCAGATACTTAAGAACAATCACCAGACGTACCTAAAAGACGTTGAAGCTGCTTTGGAAGCTTGGTACAACGAGAACGAATCGTACGTTACAGAGGCCGGCGACGTAGAAGTTTGGAAAGGAGGAAACAAAAAAGAGATGTACGAACAGGTCAAAAAGCAATTGGACAAAATAAAAGAAGAAAACGGTTGATATTTATAGATAAAAAAGAATAGATATGCCAGCAAAATCAAAAGCGCAACAAAAATTAATGGGAATAGTTCGTGGTATCCAAAAAGGAACAGTTGATCCAAAAGACGTTTCAGCAAAAGCTGGTGAAATGGCAAAGACCATGAAACCAGGAGAAGTTGAAAAATATGCATCAACCAAACACAAAGGCCTTCCAAAAAAGGTAAAAAAAGAGGGAATGGAAGACGGCGCAATACACGAACTGTTTGTTGTTAAAATGGCTCATCCTGGATGCACCCCAGACTCACTGGTAGCTCCGATTGACCCGCTTAATGGAATATCAGGAACAGAAATAACGCCTGACCAAGTGCACGGGGTCTATCCCAGTGCTGATGTAGCAAACATGATAGCTGAAAAGGTGTGTATGGAGTACGAAGAGGGCCAAAGGATGCTTGAGGAGAAGAAGGGAAACACTACAGAGAAGCTAAAGAAAGCAATAGATAAGCTTGAGAAGAAGCGCAAGGAGCACATGGACGCAGCTAAAGAAGATCCAAAGAACGCTAGCGAACACAAAGCTGCCATAGCCGATCTCGCTACAAAGATAGACGATTACATAACCAAACTCGAAAAGATAGAGAAGAGCAAGAAAGAGATCGAGAAGAAAGAAGATAAAAAAGAAAAAAAATAAACCATGGAAACAGTAGGACTATTCTTGGGCACGTTGATGCAGAGCAGAAACCAAGCCCACATTTACCACCTTCAAGTTACAGGACCCGGATCTCATGCCGCACACCTCGCTCTACAAGCTTATTACGAAGGAATAGTAACTTTGGTTGATGCTGTAGCAGAGGGAATACAGGGACGTTACGGCATAGTTAAGGGTTACCAAATGGCAGGAGCTATAAAAGAAGACAACGGCTTTGTGTCCTACTTCGAATCCCTTTGCAAGTTCGTAGAGACAGCTAGAAAAGCAATTCCACAGGACTCCTACGTACAAAACCAAGTTGATACAATAGTTGATCTTATAGAGACAACCAAATACAAGCTTAGAAACTTACAATAAATGTGTAATTGCCAAAGAACATCGCTGCACGAGTCCATGAATAGGCTATTGGTATCAGAAGGCCTCAATTACCACATACAGAATAACGTACCAATAAACGAGAACATATACCGTCCGCAGTCAGAAAAGTTCATGGACCTTATAGTAGAAGTTAGATCGCTTTACGATAAGGGCCTAATCAACCTATCAGAAGAAGACAGCGAATACTTTGAAGGCACAGACCTAGGGCGCTTTGGAATATACGAAGGCATAAGAGTACCGTTAGACTTCCCAATGACGCTAGAGTTCTTGATGGAAGTCAAAAAGAAGTCAAAGAAAAAGCAACCAGCGCTAAACAAACCCAAGCGCGGAGGACCCAAAAAGTTCTACGTCTACGTTAGAAAGCCTGGCGGAGGAATAAAGAAGGTGACTTTCGGAGACACCACTGGACTAAGCGCAAAGATAAACAATCCAGAAGCGAGGAAGTCTTTCGCAGCAAGACACAAGTGTTCCCAAGCAAAAGACAAGACCACACCAAAATACTGGAGTTGCAGACTTCCACGGTATGCAAGCCTATTGGGACTCAAATCAAACTTCACAGGCTTTTGGTAATACTAAGCTATGGAAAGACCATACACAGATACAATAGAAGACCACAGTTGCGTTATAAGAGAGTTCGACGAGAACATAGACCCGATAGAACTCATGTGGCACAGGGACAACGAGCACAGAATAATAGAAGCTGTAGAACCCACAGATTGGCTCGTACAATTTGACAACGAATTACCGATTTCTCTAGATAAACCCATATTTATACCTAAACACGCTTGGCACCGAACCATAAAAGGCACAGGAAAGCTAAAGATAAAGATAACAAAAACATGAAACAACAAATCAACGAAATCAAAAGAATGCAACAATTAGCTGGAATTTTAGCTGAAAAAGTATCTATTGGCGATAAGTATTCAGATGGTCAAGTGGAATTTAAAGACATCGAGCCAGGCCAATACTTTTTGCAATTTGGATTTAATGGTCAATTATGGAGAAAATCTACTGAAGAACCTAATAAAGCTTTTTTCGTTAAAAATGTAGGTAAAAAAACAGCAGCAAAGGGTACTAATACTTACATAAAATTAAATAAAAGTACACTCTATACTGGAGAAAGATTCACAGATTCTCATACTGTATATCCTATTGAAAATCCTAAGAATATACCAATAGATTAATTATAGATTTTTATAAAAAAATAACAAAACTATGAAACAGCAAATTAATGAAATTAAGAAAATGCAGCGAATAGCTGGTGTTATTAATGAGACTCAAAACTATAATTTAATAGCAAAAGCAAAACAACTATTTCCTAGTTTACAGATTGATGCTAATTCTATATACCTTAATGACAAAATGCTATTTTCATCTAATAATGATAAAGTAATAGAAGCATTTATTTTTGGTATGTTAGTTGGAAAAACAGCAAAATAACAAAGCCGTAAGCTAGTTGCGATATTGTTCACCAAAATCCATTTATGGAAGCTGATAGTAAAATTCAAAAGAAACTAAATGACTTGGAGATCACAATTCTTAAGCAACGTAGCTACAACGTGTCTGATGCTGGCGATGTTTTTCAACCCGCTTGGCTTCGATGCGCTATTCAAACTAGTGATGGATTGGACAGGTTCATTTTGGGCTACGGATATCATTTTTTATGGCGCTTCGCTTTTGTTTCTTGGCTTGTATTTATTATTCAGAAAACTATCTAAAAAATGATAAGCTTATTAGACATATTATTTGAGGCCGAGAGAACAAAATCAGGGATAAAAGTGAAGAAGGCCTATCTAACAAAGGATAAAGCAGCAATGAAGCGTGAAATAGAAAGGACGTCTAAGTTGAGCGACAAAGATGCATCAGCTTATGGCAAATGGGAAGCTGATTATGCAGATAAAGATAAGAAGAAAAAATACAAAACAAAAAAATCGAAAGCTACCACAGCTTACGAAAAAAGATTCGGTAAAAGCAAATGATAAGCCTACTACAAATACTAAACGAAGCTTTTGCTGCTAACGTAGAAAAAGCACTGGCAAATAAAGCCAAAGCAACCGGTGTATCTAAAACTATAATACGCCAAGTGTACCAAAAAGGTTTGGCGGCTTGGAAAAGGGGACACAGACCTGGCGCTAGTCAACACCAGTGGGCTTTAGGTCGCGTAAATTCGTTTTTAACTGGAAAAGGCGGGGCAAGGAAAGCGGACAAAGGACTATGGAAAAAAGCAAGAAAAAGTAAAAAGAAATAAGATGAAAAACATATCACTACAAGCTTTAGTAAGAGCCCTAAGAGAAGAGCAAAACGTAGACCTACCGGGCAACCAAGAAAAAATAGACGTAGCAGAACCAAAAGGCAAGATAACCGCGGCTGACTTCAAGAAGCTCAGATCAATGAAGAAGGAAGGCCAATACAAACACAGTATCGATCAACTTCTAAAGATCGTACAGACCAAAAAAGCTGGCCCAGAATACAAAAAAGCTTTGATGGATCTGATCAATCTGGCTAAAAAGAAAACAGGCAAAGAGATACATTCTATAGCCGATTTGAAACAGGCTTTAGATTACGAAGAGCCCAAAATCAGAGAGGGAGCCGATCACGAAGTAGCTATGGCAATGAGCAGTCTAAAGGAGATCGTTAGCAACGCTTCTCAGTTGATGGACAAGCTTGGAGGAATGGAAAGGGATATTCCAGGTTGGATTCAAGACCACATAACAAACGCAGAGAACTACATAGAACAAGCAAACCAAGGCTTTCACGAGTTGCAATAAAAGCATATTTATAAGATATGAACTTGGACGCGCTAATACTAAGACAGATGCTTCTCGAGCAAGACGAAGAGCAACCTGAACAGGAAGAAAAAAAGGAGCTAACTCCCTTTGAACAAGACCCATTGGGCTTCATACTAAAGAAGTACGTAAGCCTAAACGAGCTCTTGACCGAACTCATGACAGAGTCTTTCAAAGAGTACCTCAACGCCATATTCATAGTGGCGCCAAAGCCAACCACATTCAAAGTATTGCTACACAACGGTCAGTACTTCTTTTTGACTTACCTAAATAAAGCGTACCAAGCAACAATATCGGGTAAGAACTACTACTTAATGACGCTTGGAGAAAAGCAACTTTGCATGCAGGCAATCGCAAGACTTTTACGCTACGGATCTCCCCTAAAAACAAAGGGACCCGAAGGCGCAGAACAAGACACAGGACCTGGTGAAGGCGAAGCAGGAGAAGAATCAGCTCCAGAAACACCACCAGCAGAAGGCGGAGAGGAGATACAGGAAGCTAAGATATTGGCTGAAATGTTAAAAAGAGAGTTGTTTAATGAAGCCACAAAAGGTATTATTAGACCGTCAACGGGTAATGAAACTTCTTTAAAAGAGGGATTAGTTTGTCTATTTTACGACGTTTTTAAAATACCATCTTTGGTGACTGAAATAGAAGATCTTCATGCATTGGTTACCAATAAACAAACAGCAAGTGAAATAAAAGAAGAGGACGTAACAAAGGTAACTAATAAAATATCTCAAGTATATAATAAGAATAAACAATATTACGGATCTGGGAAATCAATGCCAGAGAATCTAGATCTTTATGTTAAGTATGTGTTTTTAACCGGACAAGAGGTAGATACACTAACTAACGCAATATCGGCTGCAGCGTCTATACACAAAGAAGTGTCAGCTGAAGGAAGAATAATAAGAAACCAAGACTTTGATAAAATTAGAACAAAAGCTGTTTCGTTAGTAAAAGAACAATATAACATATCGTTACAGGCGGATAATTGGTGTCCTGGAGACGCGTATTTGGTAATAAATCAAGCTGGAATATCAAACTGTTTAAAGGCTAATACAGTAAATATTGGAAAAGATAGCATAAATCACCAATTTGAAAAAGACGGAGATATAATAGCTATATCGCTAAAAGAAGAAAAAGCTCAAGCGGGAAAAGCAACTACATTTGCCAATACAGTATTTAGTAACTCTTTTGACGCAAACGTAGATCCTAATGATAAATACGGTACATCTGACAATAAAGATTTGGCAAAGATCTCAGCAAAAATAGCTAGATTCGAAGACTATTTCTATGGACCTAAAAGAGGCGGCAAACGTTCTCAAAGCTACATAAACTCTATCACAAAAGATAAAAAGTTACACGGTTCGGTAAACTCAATACTTCAAGCAGTTGGAAAACCAAAAATAAAAACAGACGGAATAAAACCAGAATATAGGTCAGAAGAAGCTTTTTATAAGGCTAACAAAACTATTTTTGATGATCTAGAATCTGCTATAAAAACTATAAAATCCAAACTAACAGGTTCAGACTCTTCTGCAAAAGTTAAAAAATCTTTTACAACCAGTAGAGATAAGTTTATAAGTGATATAAAAAAATACAAAATAGAAGTAAGCGCAGAAGATAGCAATAAGTTTTCTAAAGACGTAGAAAAAGAGAACGACGATTTTATAAAAGTACTATCAATGAAAACGGCCACGTACGAATTGGCAAGTTTGATAATCGATAGATGGACAGATAAGAACGCAAAAATATCCCCCGCATATAAAAAAATACAAGAAATATCAAACCCATTTGTTGCGTTAACAGCGTTTGCTATAGCTGAAGCTGGACTAAGTCCAAGTTTTTACAAAGTAATAGGAAGCTCTAAATCTCTAATGGGTCACGCTGATTACTTCGACGCTAAAGCAGAGATAGACATTGACTCAAGTAGCACAAAAATGACACTTGTAGATTCTCCAAAACAAGCGGGTTTCTTACTGTCTTACGTAACAAAACTAGGAAAAAAGAACTATTCCACAAAGCTAGTGTTCAGATTCTCAGGCTCTGAAATAAGAATAGAGGTACAAGAATTGAAAGCACAATAAAGATAAAGTAACAATAGAATCAAACTTTTGTTACATTTATAAAAACAGTTATGAACATATTCTATTTACACGAAGATCCATTAAAAGCTGCCGAAGACCTTTGCGACCAACACGTACTCAAAATGGGCATAGAATCTGCTCAAATGCTGTCTACTGCGCACTGGATGAACGGATCTACTGCACCGTACAAGAAAGCACACGTAAATCACCCTTCCACAATATGGACTCGCTCATCTAAAAGCCATTATGATTGGTTGATTGAGCACGCTAAAGGCATATTCAAAGAGTATACAAAACGGTACGCAAAGCAACACAAGACCGAAAGCGTGTTGAATTGGTTAGTAGAAAACAGACCGCAGTTACCAAATATAGGCTTTGTTCCTCCTCCCCAGTGCATGCCTGAAGATTACAAAAACAAAGACACAGTTAAGGCCTACAGGGACTTCTATTTGTACGATAAGATATTGACAAAGGGCTTAAACTACAAAAGATCGAGTTCGGTACCAGAATGGTTAAGTAGCTAGTATGCATATTTATAAGAAAAACATGGATAACGCGTTTAATAAACTATCTGAGATATTTTGCAACAGAACCACAAAAAAGGTACTGTTTCTTTTGTCTATGGCTATTAGCATATTGTGTTTAATAACCATATTTTCTTTGTTCCCCAACTCAAGTAGTGATCTAAAAAAACAGGTAGATGATCTACAAAAGCGTTCCGAAGAATTGTTAAAAGCTCAGGCAAAATACGATAGTACCATAAATAGCCAAGAGGCGTACGTAATTGAGTTGGAGGGAAAAATAGCGAACATTAAAGAAAGAACAACAGTAATCAAAGAGTACTACACAACGATAAGAGAGCAAGTCAGTGCGTACGATTACAGACAGATAGATTCCTTCTTCAGACAAAAATATAACTATTAATCATGAAAAAATTAGTCATCCTGCCTTTATTGATATTGACTTTTAGTTGTTTTTCACAAGACACCGTTAAGTTGCCAACTCACGTTGCAAAACAGATCATAAAAGATTTGGTTGATTATGAAAGTGTTAAAGCGCAATTGAAATTAATTAAAGAGCAGATGGATGTCATGGACCAAGTGAGTCAAGCAAAAGACACTATCATACTAAATTATAAATACAAGGTAGAGAACTGTGAGAGTAGAATCGAGATAGAAAAGAGGATAGTTGATCTTTACAAACAGGAAGCTATAAGACTTAAAAAAGAATACAAAAAGCTAAAATTAAAAACAACGCTAACTAAAATAGGATCGGGAGCGATTATAGGCACTCTTACATATTTGTTGATAGTAAAGTAACATGTCAGATAACAAACAGTACATAAGAGATAGGATAAAAGAGGAGTTCATAAAGTGTGCTCAAGATCCTGTGTATTTCATGAGGAAGTACTACATGATCCAACACCCCACTAGAGGAAGGCAACTGTTCGATCTTTACGACTTCCAAGAAAAGGTATTAAAGCTTTTCCAAACGAACGAATACGCGATAATAAACAAATCAAGGCAGCTTGGTATATCAACGCTAGTATCAGCTTACTCTCTTTGGTTGATGCTGTTCAACAAGGATAAGAACGTTCTCGTTGTAGCAACTACGCAAATGACCGCTAAGAACATGGTTACTAAGGTTCGCTTTGCTTACCAAAACTTACCCGCTTGGTTGAAGATAGGACATTCAGAAGACAACAGATTGAGCCTTAGATTGGTTAACGGTTCACAGATAAAGGCCGTATCAGCAGCGGGAGACGCAACACGTTCAGAAGCTGTATCTTTATTGGTCATAGACGAAGCCGCTTTCATTGACAGGATAGAGGACATATTCACAGCGGCGCAACAGACGTTAGCAACCGGAGGTCGATGCATAGCGCTGTCTACTCCAAACGGCGTTGGTAACTGGTTTCACAAGACTTACACAAAAGCGCAAAAGAAAGAGAATCGCTTTTTACCCATATCTCTACCGTGGACAGTACACCCCGAAAGAAACGAAGAGTGGAGGGAACAACAGACTAAAGAACTTGGAGTAAGAAACGCTGCGCAAGAGTGCGATTGCGATTTTGCTACATCAGGCGCTGGTGTTATAGAACCAGAGATATTGACATGGTACGAAATGAACATGATTAGTGAACCTTTGGAAAGGCGTGGCATGGACAAAGCGCTGTGGATATGGGAGTATCCCGATCCAATGAGGTACTACGCAATAATAGCTGACGTTGCTCGTGGAGACAGTTCAGACTACTCTGCGTTTCACGTTATAGACACAGAGACGTTATCACAAGTGGCAGAATACAAATCACAGATAGACACAAGGGAATACGCTAACGTTCTATTGGCAATCGCTAACGAATACAATCAAGCGTTGTTAGTTGTTGAAAACGCTAACATAGGCTGGGACGTTGTACAAACTGTTGTAGACAGCGGATATCCGAACGTTCACTACAGTCACAGGATCGACGCAGATAACTCTTTTGAGAAATACATAGATAGATTCGATAGAGGATCAGGGTTAGTCCCAGGATTCACCATGAGTCAAAAGACACGTCCTTTGGCTATAGAGAAGATGAGAGATTTCATTGAAAACAAGATAGTGACCATAAGATCCATACGACTCCTGGAAGAGCTTCGAGTATTTGTTTGGAAGAACGGCAAACAGCAAGCCATGCAGGGATACAACGACGATCTAGTAATGTCGTTTGCGATGGGAATGTACCTAAGAGAGACATCGTTAAGGTTCAAAAAAACAATGGATAGTTTAACTTCAGTGTCGATAAACAACATAAACAAGACAAATAACAGTCATTATTTACCGTCTGCTAACCACAACTACAACGGATACAACAATCCATGGAGCATGCCAATATCAACGCCAGACGGACAAACGCATAACCACGACCTTTCTTGGTTACTATAAAATAACAAAAAATGGAAGAACAAAAGAAACCGCAAGAGAATTTGTTTAGTACGCTTAGACGCTTATTTTCTACAGACGTGATAATAAGAAACGAAGGCGGAGGAATGCTAAAAGTAGTAGACACCGATAGGATACAAAACTCCGGTGTTGTACAGACTAACAGCTTAGTGGATAGGTTCCACAAGGTTTATACGACGTCTACTGCTTACGGTGTAAACATGAACTTGGCGCAGAACTACCAATCAGCCCGTGTACAGATATACGCTGACTACGATGCGATGGACACAGACGCTATCGTTGCATCGGCTTTGGACATCATAGCTGATGAATGTACGCTTAAGAACGAACAGGGCGAAGTGCTACAGATACGCTCTTCTGACGAAAACATACAGAAGCTTCTTTATAACCTTTACTATTCCATCTTAAACATCGAGTTTAGTCTTTGGGGATGGATAAGAAACATGTGTAAGTACGGTGACTTCTATCTAAAGCTTGAAATGGCAGAGAAATACGGAGTTTACAACGTAATTCCATTCTCAGCCTACAACATAGTTAGACAAGAGGGATACAACCCAGAGAATCCTTCCGAGGTAAGATTCAAATACGATCCAAACGCAGCAATAGCGTCCACAACAGGTTATTCATCAGCATTCAATAACCAAGACGTTGGGATATGGTTCGATAACTACGAAATGGCTCACTTCAGATTGACCGGAGACGTTAACTATCTTCCTTACGGTAGATCTTACCTAGAGCCAGCAAGAAAGCTATTCAAACAGTACACGCTCATAGAAGACGCGATGTTGATTCACAGGATAGTAAGAGCTCCAGAGCGCAGAGTGTTTTACGTTAACGTTGGTGCTATACCTCCAGCAGAAGTGGAAAACTACATTCAAAGGATGATGAACAAGATGAAGAAGACTCCTTTGATGGACCCGCAAACCGGTAATTACAACCTAAAATACAACGTACAGAACATGCTTGAGGACTTCGTTATTCCTGTTAGGGGTAGCGATCAGACCACGAGGATAGATACTGCAAAAGGTCTGGACTACAACGGTATCGAAGACGTTGCATACTTCAGAGAAAAACTGTTCGCAGCATTGAAGATACCAAAAGCGTTCATGGGATACGAAAAGGACTTAACTGGTAAGGCAACGCTAGCCGCAGAAGATATACGCTTTGCTAGAACAGTTGAGCGCATACAACGCATCATAGTGTCTGAGTTAACGAAGATAGGATTGATTCACCTATACGCTCACGGATACACAAACGAATCAGCCGCTAACTTCACCATATCACTAACAAATCCATCGATAATATATGATCAAGAAAGGGTGGCACTATTCAAAGAGAAGATAGACCTAGCTAAACAGGCTATGGAGGGACAGTTGTTACCGAGGGACTACATATACGATAAAGTATTTCACTTCTCTGAGGATCAATACCTAGAGCTCGAAGACATGATACTAGAAGACCAAAAGAGAGCGTTTAGGTACAAACAGATAGCAGAAGAGGGCAACGATCCAGCAGAAACAGGACAAGCTTTCGGTACTCCACACCAATTGGCAAGCCTGTACGGTGGAAAGGGAGACATGTCCCTAGACGTACCAACAGGATACGATGAGAATAAACCAGAGAAAGAGTACGAATCACCAGGTAGACCGCAGAAGTACAAATCCAAACGCGGAACAGACGCAAGTCCTTTTGGAAGAGATGGAATGGGAGTGTACGATCTGAAGTCAAACGCAGAAACTGGAGAAGACAAGCTTAAGCCAGAGTACAGAGGAGGACCGTTGGCGTTAGAAAGCACTATGGCAGAACTGTTAAAAAACAAACAAATGCTTGATAAGATAGCGAGTAAGTCTCAAAGAAAGGTGAAACTTTTTGAATCCACCGATCTTTTAGACGAAAGTAACATATTACAAGATCCCGAGTAATTATTTGTTATATTTATAGATAGACTATTAACGCAACATGCCAGTAAAACATAGTAAATACCGCAATCCGGCGATACTGTTTGAACTATTAGTTAGACAGACTACAGCCGATTTGGTACAAAACAAAGACACCAAAGCCGTTAAGATACTCAAGAAGTATTTTGTGAATACGGAGTTGGGAAAAGAATACCAACTGTACAACTCTTTCAATACAACTGAAAAGCTATCAGAGGCAAAAGCCGAGATGTTCATAAGCACTGTGCTCGAGCAGAGAAAGAAGCTTGATAGCGAAAAGCTAAACAGACAGAAGTATAACCTGATAAAAGAGATAAAGAGCAGTTACAACATCGACGACTTCTTCAAAGCGAAGATAGACAGCTACAAGACCTACGCTTCTATATACACGGTGTTTGAATCTCAGTATAGTTCTACCGTTGATACAAAACAGGTGTTGCTGAACAAGATTAACCTTTTAGAGCACATAACAGAAGAAGAGATACAGAATAAGCCCATCAGTGCTACCATGGTTCAAGACCTCATGAAAGAGGACAAAGAGATCAGACTGTTAGCGTACAAGTTGATGGTAGAAAAGTTCAATTCAAAGTACAACAACTTCTCAGAAAGGCAAAAAGAGGTGTTGAAGGAGTACATAAACAATATATCAGAGACAGAAAGCCTTAAGAGCTATTTGAACGGATTGATAAAGCAAATCAAGACTGAGTTGGTCGAGATCAAAAAGGGCATAGAAGACAAAGTAACAGTCATAAGACTAAATGAAACAATAAAGCTTCTCAACCCAATAAAACAGAACGAGTCAATAAAGGACGACGCTATATCTAATCTGTTGCAATACATAGAGCTCATAGACATACTAAAACAGAAGTAAAGCATGAAGCAATTCAACAACTCTTTTGCTACTATAAAATTGAGAGAGACGCTCGTTGAGAACAAAGTGACGTTCACTATAGACGATGAAAACATAGACAGCCTATTCAACAAAAAGTTTGAAGCGAATGTCGATTACGTACAAGACGGCACAGACGTATACTATGTAACTGATCAGAGCGATCTTGAGAATTTCGTAGACTATGTAGAGAGCTCCGGAATGGATTCTAGCAAAATACACATTAAAGAAGAGGGAAATGTAACTGGCGGAGGAGAGGCTTACAACGCTTCTTTACACGTAAGTAAAAAGAAAAGAAACCCTTTTACAGAGGACGAACTATCAGGATACAAGAAGCTTAAGGGCTTTAGAGCCGGTCACACTAAGGACACTGGAGGATTCCAATACAGCGATTTATGGGGAGTTAACGAGGGGTTCGAAGTTGGAGATAAAGCTAAGGTGACGATGAAGGGTAACGTAAATCACAATAAAATAGGCGAAATAGTAGACGTTACAGAAGACGGAAAGTACTTTACACTTCAGTTCAAAAACAACACAAAGTCCATATATCACCAGTCTGACATAACTATACCAGCGGGAATAAAAGACTTCCAAGACAAACCGAGTTTAAACATACAGGACGAACAATTAGCTGAGGACGACGAAGACATTTACGAACCAGAAGAACAAGACGATAACGAGGATAGCTACGATTGGTATAAAGATGAATACATAAAAGAAAATCACTCTGATTCGAATGCTCAAGAGCTAGAAAGAGTAGAAAATCTATTATCCGTTGCCCATCAAAAGAACGATTATTCTGTAATGACAGCTTACGAGAACAGAATAAAGCTGTTAAAATTCATAGTACTGTTAGAGAAAAAACTAGGCAAACAACTACCCACCTTCCAATTCGGAGAGTATTTTAGCGACTACGTAAAAGACAACTTCGGATACACTGGGAAGATAAAAAGAAATGCGTACGGAGCAGTAGTAAATTTGAAAGACGTAGCCACACACGTACTAGGCGACAAAGCGTTGAACGAGAACTATCACAGATTCAAAAAAGAGACAGTTACCAGAAGCAAAGAGCAGCAGATGCACGAAGCGATGAAACTGGTTAGAAAGAAGCTGTATGAAGCTGAGAAGGTGATAGATTACGTTAAGACAATGAAGGAAGAGCTTGGTCTACAGGAGTACAAGAGCCACACAAACAAATTGATGGAGAAGCTTCAAGTATCCATCAGCGAGATATACAAAAAATATAAAAGCATAAAGTAAAAATGGCAAAAGCAAAATCAGCAGGAGATAGTCGTAAGATTACATTCGGCAAAAGAAAGAAAGGAAAAGCCCAAAAGTCTCACAATAAACACGATAGAAAAGAGAGGAATTACAACGGACAAGGACGCTAATTTAACATATTTATTAGTATGACAAACATAACCAAACTTTATCAACAGCTACAAGAGGGTAAGACAACCCGCGAATATTTCGTTAGAGAAGCCCGCAGACAGTTTCCACAGTTCATTAGTCCTGTGACTTCTTTTGACGACGCTGTAAATATATTGAAGAGCAAGAGACTGGTGTCCGAAAACTTAACTAAAGAAGTTAGCGGAGCTAGATTTGATACGTTGGGAGAAACTCAAATGACAGATCAAGCGATAATTAAACGTGCAAAACAATTGGGAATAGAGGACAGCATTGTATTAGATGGAGAGGGCGGTGTAGAGAACGCTGAAGAAATGATAGCTTTAATAAACAACTCAGAGCCTATAAACGAAGCCCACAAGCTTGACGCAGAACAGATACTAGACAGAATGTCTCCATACGCTGTTAAGAAGGGAATAGAGGTAGAGCTAAAGAAAGAAAAGACTTACGACAATACAACTATCGATAAGGTAAAAGAGAGAGTGGCCAGGAAGCTCAAAAAGAACCCAAACGCTTACGACGATCAGATCATAGCCAACGTAAAGAAGGTTGAAAAGCAGGACAAAGAGCTCGAAGCTACAGAGCTAAAAAAAGAGTTGGTCGACAAGAAGAACGCGATGAGAAAGCCTAAGGGGTTTAAAGCTGATAAGGCTAACACAAAAGCTTCTAAGAGAGAAAACAGAAAGGGCAAACCAAAGGGCGTTAAAGTTATGCCTGATAAGGGCGTAACAGGGACTGAGAAGGTGATAAAAGAAGACGTCATAGAGAATATCAAAAGCTGGCTTCAAGAGAACATAACGAGGGAATACCACCCAGGTATGGAAGTACAAACACCAGACGGACACGGTATAGTAAAAGAGGTCAAAGGCGGTACGTTAACAGTTGAATTGGACGATAGTAATTTGAAAGACTACCAATTCAATGTGATAAATAAGTTGATGGACAAAGAGCCCGAATCACAACCAGAAATTCAACCGTCTTCTGGTGATGAAATGACTAAAGCCGATAGAGACGCTGCATGGGCAAAAATAGGAACGCCTATGGGTAGCGTTAAAGGCACAGATACTGGAATTCCCAAGTCGCTTTACTCAGCTATGACACCAGAGGAAAAAATAGCCGCTATAATAGAAAAGTTGAACAAGATGGAAGAGGGCGAAAAGAAAGAGAAGATCAAAGAGATGATAAAGTCTAAGTTAAAAGAAGCGAAAGCTTTAGTAGTACCTAAAACAGCAACAGATCAACAAGTAACAAAAATAGTTTCTACTGATCCGACTATAAAACCTGGAACACCTTTAGAGATAATAAGAAAATAATGTCCAAACAACTACTGATAGACCACTCGGTATTCCAACCGACGAACATACTAAGGGAATCAATCGATGCTAAGACCCGAAACATGGTCGTGATTGGTCTTGTGCAAGCTTGCGACAAACCAAATGCAAACAGACGCATTTACCCATACGATGTACTGTATCCTCAGGTTGAGAAATACGTAACTGGTCCAATAGCTGAGAATAGAGCGTTGGGAGAATTGGATCACCCCGAGTCTTCCATCATAAACTTAAAGAACGTATCACACAACATATTGGAACTGTGGTGGAAGGGAAAAGATCTCTACGGAAAGGTTGAGATACTACCTACACCTTCAGGCAACATACTAAAGGAGCTCTTCCTAAATAACATCACAGTAGGCATATCTTCAAGAGCTTTAGGTTCCACTACTCAGATAGGCGAAGGCTTGGTTAGAGTGGAAGAGGACTTAGATATAATCTGTTGGGACTTCGTATCCCAACCAAGTACCTACGGAGCTTACATGCGACCACAACAGTCGGTAGGCTTAGGCATAAACGAATCTGTTAACTTCCAACAACAAGAGACAAAGTACAGTAAGGCAAATCAGCTCATGAGAGACCTTATTTGTGAAATGTCAGGAGTTTGTTGCGTTAACTAAGTGATTCTACCAAAAATATACATATTTATTGATAAATGTGCAAATCCCACTATTGCACTAAATCAAAAAAACACATATTGCTTCAATCTACAATAAGCAATTAAAAACCAAAAAAAATCATGGACAACAAAATTTACAAAGAAGCGATTCTTGACGCCAAAGCATTACGCGCCGGTGCAATCGCAAACGCAAAATCAATCATGCAAGAAGCACTTGAACCCGCTATTCAAGAAATGATGCGCCTTAAACTATCCGAAGAACTCGAAGAAGAAATCGAAGAAGGATACGAAGAGGAAGGAATTGAAGAATACGGTGACGAGCATGCTGTAGCCACAAAAGACGCTTTAGAGAAAAAAGAAGAAGGCGAAATGTATGATGAAGAGGTTGAAGAAGTTACTGACGCTACTTTAGAAGAAATCCTTGCTGAGCTCGACGCTTTGGAAGAAGATCAACTAAACGAAGCCGAAGAAGACGAAGCTGAAGACGAAGAAGAGTCTGAAGAAGCTGAGGAAGACGAAGAAGGCGTAACAGATGACACTAAAGTAGTTCAACTAACTTTGGGAGATCTTAAAGCCGCTTTGATGCCTCAAGCCGCTGAAATGGGAGACGAAGCCGGTGAAGAATCAGAAGAAGCTCCTCTATCTTTGGACGAAATTTTAGCTGAAATGGAAGCTGAAAAGTACGAAGAAGCAATCGGGGAAGAAAGCAAAGAACCCGTTAAAGAGTTTATGCAATCTCAAGGCGCTTCTCAAGCTTTTGGAGAAATGCTACTTGGTTTGGCCAGAAAAGTTGGTATTCCTGTTGAAGGCATAGACGCAACAACTATCGGTACTGCCGTAGGAAGCGTAGCTGGAGCAGCTGGTTTAATAACTAGCGCGATAGTAGCTGGAAACTGGGATAAAATAAAAGCCATCATCTCCTCAGCACTTGGTAAAATTAAAGGTAAATCTGCAGTAGCGGAAGAAAAAGATCACGGTATTGAAGAAGAACTGAAAACAGCAAAAGAAACAATCGCCGAATTGAGAGAGAGCATCAACGAAATCAACCTCTTGAACGCTAAGCTTCTTTACATGAACAAGATCTTCAAAGCCAAATCTTTGACTGAGTCTGAAAAAGTAAAAGTAGTTAAAGCTTTCGACAGAAACGCAAGCATCAAAGAAGTTAAAAACACTTACGAGACGCTTAAAGAATCTATCCAAGCTAAAAAATCACAGGTTATTAAAGAATCTGTAGGTTTCGCATCAAAACCGATCGGAGTAGCCCCTAAAACTAACATCGTGGAAGCTGACGCTTTCGTTAACAGGTGGCAAAAGATCGCAGGTATCAAATAAAAAATCAAAAACAAAACAAAAAACCAATAATCACAATGGCAAATTTAGTAAGCTCGCTTTTAAGCGAATCAGCCCAAACTGCCTTCGAAAGCCAAACAGGTGTTGCTACCCGTCTTTCGAAAAAATGGGAAAAATCCGGACTTTTAGAAGGTCTTCAGGATTACGAAAAGAACAACATGGCAGTGTTGTTAGAAAACCAAGCAAAACAGCTCGTAGTTGAAACCACACAAACTAACCAAGGCGGTAGCAACTGGAGCGCAGGAAACGGCGAACAGTGGGCTGGCGTAGCTCTTCCATTGGTTCGTAAGATCATGGGTCAGATCGCTGCGAAAGAGTTCGTTAGCGTACAGCCTATGAACCTTCCTGCTGGTCTAGTATTCTACCTTGATTTCCAATACGGAGACACTAAGACTCCTTTTGGATCTGGTAACTCAATCTACGGTACTCCTTCTGCTAACTTCGGTAACTTGGCTGCTGGTGGTCTTTACGGCGCTGGTAAGTTCGGTTACTCTTTGAATCAGTTCAGTGCTTCTTCTACTGCTACTATCACTTCAGCTTCTTACGCTGACATCGACTTTAACGCAGACCTTTCTGCTTCTTTCGTTGCTGGTCAAGTTAAGAAGATCGCTGTAGCATCTAGTGATTTAACAACTGCTGATTTGGACGCTGTTCGTTCTTTCATACCAGTATCTGGATCTACTTTCACAACCGCTGCTACTCGCGTGTTGCAAAACTTCACAAAAGTTAACGGCGCAAACGTTGAGTTCTTCGTAACTGCTTCTACTGCAGAAGTTGCTGGTACAGCATTTACAGTGTTCTACAGCAAGCAAACCGACTTCAACTCTCGCGGTGACTTCGAAGACAGAACTGGCTTACCTTCAGTTCCTAACGCTGCTTCTAACACATCTATCGTTATCCCTGAGATCAACGTACAGATGAAGAATCAGACCGTTTCTGCTAAAACTCGTAAGTTGAAAGCGCAATGGACTCCTGAATTTGCACAAGACCTTAACGCTTACCACTCTCTTGACGCTGAAGCTGAATTGACTGGCATCCTTTCTGAGCACATCTCTCTTGAGATCGACCTCGAAGTTATGGATATGCTAATCAACAACGCTCCTACTGTTGAGTACTGGTCAGCTAAGGTTGGTAACCAAATCAACGCTACTAACAGCGATTTCACTTCTAACACTGCTGGCGTGTTCTACACTCAAATGACTTGGTTCCAAACACTTGGTATCAAACTTCAGAAGGTGTCTAACATCATCCACCAACGTACTTTACGCGGTGGCGCTAACTTCATGGTAGTGTCTCCTACAGTTGCTACAATCCTTGAGTCAATCCCTGGATTCGCTGCTGATACTGACGGAGCTGCTGACACAATGAAGTACGCTTTCGGTGTACAGAAGATCGGTGCTTTGAACAGCCGTTACAAAGTGTACAAGAACCCTTACATGACTGAGAACGTGATCCTTATGGGTTATCGCGGTAACCAGTTCCTTGAGTGTGGCGCTGTATACTCTCCGTACGTTCCATTGATCATGACTCCTCTCGTTTACGATCCTAATACTTTTACACCTCGCAAAGGTATCATGACTCGTTACGCGATGACAATGATCAGACCGGAATTTTATGGTCTAGTTGTAGTAGCAGATACAAATGTGATCTAATACTACTGATCTATAAAATAAAAAGGCTCGACCAAAATCGGGCCTTTTTTTATGTCTATACTTTATTGTATATTTATAGTTATACGATAAACACAGCATAACACAATATGGAAGTAAAATGTAAGATATGCGGATACGAAACAACTAGACGGGGTTTAATGCCACATGTATCACAAAAACACGAAATAGGATTAGAAGACTACGTTGCAAAGTATGGAGAATATAGAAAGCGTCAATCTAATCTGCTCACACGGTCGAAAGACAGCGAAGTTATCTGTAAAGTGTGTAATGAGAAATGCGCCTCTGAACGACACCTGTCTTATCACCTAAAGATGAGTCACAATCTCAAAAGACGAGATTACATAACCAAATACCTATTAAACGATAACATACCATTGTGTAAGTGCGGTTGTGGAGAACAAGTAAGCATACGATCGAGTGGAAAGCCGCCGTATTGGTCTGAGTACATCTCAGGGCACAACATATACGATGCTCACGTTGGAGCTAAAAGGTCTCACGAATCAAAGATGAAAATGAGACAAGCAGCTATAAATAGAATGAAAGAGAAGAACTCTGTATTTTTTTACAACGCTGTATCCAAACAAGAGTTAGATTTTGCGCAGTGGCTTAAAGAAGAGCTTAATCAAATTGTAGTATCAAGCGATAAGTCTGTTCTCTCTGGTCTGGAATTGGATATGTATCTACCAGAAAATAATTTAGCCATAGAGATAAATGGAATAAGATTTCACAGTGATATGTACAAAGACAGGAATTATCACTTAAAGAAAACCAAAGAGTGTAACGAGAAAGGCATACGATTAATACACATTTGGAGCTGTGATCTATTAAACAAAGAAGACATAATAAAGTCGCAAGTTAGACACATATTGGGATTGAGTCAAAACAAAGTTTACGCTAGGGATTGCGAAATAAAAGAAGTATCGATAAATGATTGTCACGTGTTCCTTAGAAAAAACCACCTCCAAGGTTCAGTTGTATCTAAGCACCGTTACGGCCTGTATCACAACAATGAGCTAGTTCAGATAATAACCTTCGGTAAGATGAGATACGCTAAGAGGGAAAACGAACACACAAACGCTTTTGAGCTACTAAGACTGTGTTCCAAGCTAAACACAACAGTAGTGGGCGGGTCTAGTAAGCTTTTCAACCACTTTATAAAGCTACATAACCCTAATTATGTTTTATCATACGCAAATAGGGATTGGTCGATGGGATCTGTGTATAATTTACTCAATATGAAAGAAGCCGGTTATACCCCTCCAGGTTACTTCTACTCAAACGGTAAGGCTAAGTTGACCAGGTACCAGTGTCAGAAACACAAGTTGGTAGAAATGGGATTCGACAAAGAGATGAGCGAATACGACATAATGCAATCCCGTGGATATTACAAAGTTTGGGATTGTGGTAACATAAAATACGAATTAAAACTGAATTAATGAAACTACAAGACATAATAAAGCGGATTTACGAAGAACAAAGTTACGCAAATTCAAAAAGTTGGACGCAGCAAAACTTGTACGAGACATACGCATTTATTTCGGAGATGTTGAATCCAGATGACGCCTACAACTACGCGGCTTTCGGTAAAGGGATATGGTCGTACAAAGACTCAAAAGACAACGAATATTACGTTAGATTAGCCTATGCTCCAGACTTAAAAGACGAACACAATAGCTATTTAGAGCTCAAAACCTATTGGTTACAGAACGGTAAGGCCCAATACAGCGATTTTAGGCCCAATGTGTCAACCATAGACCTACACAAACGATCGAATACAGTTGCAAAGCTTTATAGAGACGAAATCGTACCATTTTTTAAGTCACAAAACCTATCGAACATTATAAAGATCTTCCCCATAGATTCAGCTAGATACAGACTATCGAAAATGATGGTAAAAAAGTATACCCCAGAAGACCTAAACGTGTCCTTCTTTGACGATAGAATTCAGATAGAGAAGTAAGTCGGCCTTTTTTATGCTCCCAAGTCACACCCGGAGCTCACCCAAAGCTCATTTTCTCCTACCTATATCATATTATGCCTAAAAAATAGCTTATCCCATTAGCTTCTGGTGACTTTTGGTGCTTAACAAAATAGTGTAGAGCGTTGCTATCTTGTGCATATTTATATAAAACACAGTTACAAGATGGAAAATCAATCTGTTTCGCAAAAGAGAAAGCCAAAGAATCCTATAAAGTTTCAAGTAGCACTGAACGAGGAGCAAAAAGACGCAAAAGCTGCAGTACTAAGGAACAAGATAACGGTAATAAAGGGTCAGGCAGGATCAGGAAAATCGTTAGTTGCTGCTCAAGTCGCGTTGGATATGCTTTTTAGAAGGGACGTAGAGAAGATAGTACTTACCAGACCAGCTGTTACGTCTGGAGAGGAGATAGGTTACCTTCCTGGAGATAAGGACGCCAAGTTGGCTCCTTATACAGCGGCCATATATGATAACATGTACCGTTTGTATAGTAAAGAGAAAATAGATAAGGAGATAACAGAGGGTAGAATAGAGGTAATACCGTTGGCTTTCATGAGGGGAAGGAACTTTACCAATTGTGTAGTGGTAATAGACGAATCACAAAACATCACACACAGGCAGATGGAGCTTCTTTTGGGAAGATTGTGTACGGGTGCCAAAATGATAGTAGTTGGAGACACATCTCAGATAGACTTAAAAGACAGAAAGATGAGCGGATTCCAGTTCCTGTGTACAAATTTCAAAGAGGTACAAGGTTTTGAGGTGATTACGTTAAAAACCAATCACAGGGACCCAATAGTAGAAGACATACTAAAAATATATAAAGAACACACAGATTAAATAATATGCCAAACCCCCTTATATTTGACGGAACACCAACTCCCATATCGGGTAGCACTCCGTTTGGTTTCTACGATAACGATCCACAGTTCCAAATTGACGGACCAAAAGTTGCAAACTTTGTTGCAAGGAAACTGGGTTACGGGGTTATGGATGTAGAATTAGATGATCCAAACATATACGCTTGCTTCGAGGAGGCTGTATCTGTTTACGGAGAAGAACTGTATCAGATAAAGATAAAAGACAATTACATAAGCATAGAGGGATCTCCAACGTCTTCTTTATTGAATAATACAGTGATTACGCCCTCATTGAATAATATCATAGCGATAGCAGACGATTACGGAGAGGCAGCTGGTGTTGGTGGTAATACAGAATGGTACACTGGTTCTTTAACTATGAAAAAAGATCAACAGGTGTACGATCTACAACAGTGGGCGATAACTTCCGGAGGATTGGCATCAAACGATAGGATACAGATAAAACGCATATTCTACGAATCGAATCCAGCTGTTAACCAATACTACGATCCGTACATAGGTGGTTCTATAAACTATCAGGGAGCCACAGAAAACTTCGGTTGGGCGAGCTACTCTCCTGGTTTAAACTTCGTGTTGTTCCCAGTTTATTGGGACATACAAAGAATTCAAGAAATAGAGATGTCAAACATGGTTAGACGCTCAGCGTTTAGCTTCGAACTCATAAACAACAAGATTCGCATATTTCCAATACCCGAGAAAGATGATTTGATATTGTTCTTCCAATACGCAAAACGCAGCGAAACATCAAACATAGCTGGAAACAGTTACTACGGATCTAACCCAGGATTGGTGACTAACCCGTCTAACGTACCTTACGGAGCGATAACATACAATCAGATAAACTACCCAGGAAAGCAGTGGATATTCGAGTACACTTTGGCGCTTTGCGCTGAATTGCTTGGATTGATTAGGGGTAAGTATTCAACAGTTCCAATACCTGGAGCTGAGGTTACACTAAACGCTGGAGATCTCGTAACTATGGGTAGGGACATGAAGACAACGTTAAGAGAGAAATTGAGAGGAGATTTGGAGGACATGAGCAGAAGGTCTCAACTAGAGAGGAAACAAGCGGAGAACCAGTCTTTGAACGATACATTGAACCAAGTTCCAATACCAATATTTATACTGTAACATGGCACTTTTTGGCACAAGACGCGATATAAGTACTTTTAGGGGCATATCAAGGGAGCTGTTAGAGAATGTCATATCCCAGAACTGTGGCTATTACAAGGTTTCTTTGACTGATACAGAGATCAATGTATACGGAGAGGGACAGACAAAGTATTTCATAGGTCCCGTATTGATAAATTGCTTGATAGAGAGAGGAGATTATGAGTTTAAGAAGGAGAACTTCGGCATAGACGTTGATAGGCCAATTACGTTTAGATTTATGAAGTATCATTTGGAACAAGCGAACGTGGTACCAGAGGCAGGAGATGCGATAATGTACAACGAAAGCTTCTATCAGGTAGACGGTGTGAACGAGAACCAGTTTATTGTGGGTAAGAACAACGATTACTCTTACGAGAACGGATTGGAAAACTTTGGTGATTCTTACTCTATAATACTCACAACGCATTTAACAAGTCCAGATCTATTGGGCATAAAACAAAGCAGACTGTAGTATGAACCAGGGAAGCAGGCCACGCAATAGAAGAGAGTTTATGACTTCACTGTCAGAGCCTTACGTAAAGGGGTACAGCGATCCGACCAAAGTGTTTTCCGAGCCAAAGAAGTCTGGAATGCCGGAGATAAATAGAGCGAGACAAACTGCTACAGATACGCAACAAGACAAGGATTTCTCTATAGGTATAAAGGACCTTGATGAAGCAGTTATGTACTATTTTGAAAAGGTACTGAGGCTTTCGGTTATACAGAACAATACTAAGATAGCGATACCAATAATATACGGATCAGCAGAGAACTGGAAGAACTTTCAAAGGGACGGATATTTTAGGGATAAGGAAGGGAAGTTAATGGCTCCGTTATTGGTGTTCAAAAGGACTTCTATAACACAAAACCGTAACCTAGGTTTCAAATTGGACGGTAACCTGATACACAACTTGCAACTGTTCGAAAAGAGGTATTCTGTTCGCAACTTCTACAGCAATTTCAATTTACTTTCGAACAGATCACCTGAGAAAGAGTACGTGGCAGTAGCTACCCCAGATTACGTTACAGTTGAGTACGAGTGTTTCATTTGGACGCATTACATGGAGCAGATGGATACCGTAGTAGAGGCGTTGAATTTTGCGTCTAGAGCTTACTGGGGAGACCCCAATCGATTCCTTTTCCACAGTTCTATAGAAACGTTTACCGACAACACAGAGTACGCTCAATCGGAAGATAGGGCTGTAAAGACTAGTTTCAATATAACGCTAAACGGATACCTAATACCGGATACGATAAACAAGAAGATGGCCAACGCAACCAAATACTATGGGGTGTCAAAGGTCGTGTTTGGTTTAGAGACAACAGATTCACCAATAGAGCAATTTGCGGCAGCTAAGAAGTCTACTGGTAAGAAACTGGCTAATGTGATAGCAGCTGATTCGAACAATACAGTGATAAACCAAACCATAAGCAACGTGCCCGAAGGAGCAATAATATACATCAACACAAATAAAGAATTGATAGGCGAAGTAGTTAATAGCACAACAGCAACGTTTGACGCAGGTTGGATACCAGCACCGGCCGGGTTACCCGTTACCTCTATAGACAATTTTACGTTCTTCTGTAACGGTCAATTGATAGAAAAATCAACTGTGGTTAGTTTCACACAGTCAAGCGGTGTATCCACTCTAGTTATAGATCCTGTTAAGCTTCTTTACAGTTTAGAAGCAAGCGATGTTATTACAGCAATAGGAAAATTTGATGCATAATGTCCAAGTTAAAGTTAAAACAGATACTATCCAATTTGCACTACGACGAGGCCAACGATCAGTTGATCCTTAGCGGTTCGAAGCGTCCTACTGCCGATCTGGTATGGAACGAAGCAACACAGAATTGGGAAGACGCGTTTGGTGATTGGGACGGAACAAGGAACAGCATACCCGACTTCGTGATTTCGGGATCTACGGTTGTGACAGACGGAGTATACTCGAGCGGATCGCTAACTATAAAAGGGTTGGATACCTTTGGAGATAGCGGAAGCTATTATTCTATAGATTTAGGAGATTATTAATATTTATAAGTAATTATGGCATCACTAACTGGAAATAAGATCAAAGACACGTACCAATCGTTGTTAAAAACAGCTGATAACGGGCAAGTAACTAGCGTATCAAAGAACATAACAGACGGGTTTGGTTCAGGTAGCGGATTATATTTAAAAGACACAGGTGTAACGCTCAGCGGATCTGTGGCTTTATCTGGAATCACATCGGCTTCCCAAACAAACGTACTGACCTATGACACAGCGTCAGGACAGATATATTATACAGCATCTAGTGCTATATCAACTCCACCATCTTTACAACAGGTAACAACTGCTGGAAGCTCATCCTCAGATAATGTAACAGTTAGATCTTTATCAATACCTACACTCCTCTCCACGATTACTTTAACTGGCTCAGCAAGTCCAAATACGCTTATATTTACAAGCTCAATCGGATCACGACCAAATATATTTGGAGTAGGATCAATGTCTGCAACCGGCCTTGGTGTATTTAATTCCACAACACCATTCGGATTTAATATATCTGGAGTTGCAACATCTAATAGAAACTTAACTCTTCCTGATGAAACCGGCACTCTTGTTCTTAAAGTAAATGGAATATCTGCAGACTCATCTGGAAGTATAACACTGCCAACCGGCTCCTTTCTCACTACAGGAAGCCTATCAACTACACAGCAACTATCAGGTTCACTAAACATAACTGGCTCTCTCAATTTCTTCTCAGGCAGCCAACAACAATTACAAATACAAAACGGCATACTAATACTATCACAAGTATCAGCAAGCTTAGACTTTGCAAACGATGCAGCAGCTGCAGCAGGCGGAGTACCGCTAGGAGGACTATACAGAAACGGAAACGCAATCTCAATCAGAATAGTATAAAAAATAAAACATGTCACAAACTTATAGAATAGGATCTCTCAATTTCACTGGTTCGCAAGCTATATTAAGCGCTTCGTTAGACGTATCAGGCTCAGGCAGGTTTACAGATGGATTAATAGTAACACGCTCGCTATATGTAACAGGATCAGAACCAACCATCTTTTCAGCAACAGGAGACGTACTCGAAGTATCAGGTAGCTTTGTTCTATACGGCAGTGCTAGTATATCGGATTCAGTAGTAATAGAAGGACCCGTTAATATAAAGAATAGTACAAGGGTAACAGGCTCACTAGACATATCAGGTTCAATCATTCCCGCTGTAGAAGGAGTAAGCGCAACATCTAGCTTTAGCTTAGGTAGTGCTACAAATGCTTGGAAAGATATTTGGGTATCAAACGGCACAATCAATTTCTTAGATGGTGCTGGTAACGTACAAGCTGCTCTAACAAGTAACGATCAAGGCCTTCAAATTGAAAACTACGCAGCTACAACAGGAAGTGTACCTGTATTTAATATAAGTGGCAGCGGTAATATAACAAACGGATTGACTGTAACAGGTTCATTAGCACAAGGAAGTAGTGTTGTAGCTACTGGATCTTTTTCACACGCTGAAGGCAACCAAACAATAGCATCAGGCTCATATTCACATGCTGAAGGAGATAGTACACAAGCAATCGGAGCTGCTTCACATGCAGAAGGCGGTCAAACACAAGCTATAGGTAACTATTCACACGCTGAAGGCAGAGAAACACAGGCTGTAGAAGCTTATTCACATGCAGAAGGATACCAAACAGTAGCATCAGGCTCATATTCTCACGCCGAAGGTGAAGGTACACAAGCAATAGGAGAAGGTTCCCATGCTGAAGGCACATATACTCAAGCAACAGGATACGTTTCACATGCAGAAGGATACCAAACAATAGCATCAGGTTCATATTCTCACGCAGAAGGTAGCAGTACACAAGCAATAGGAGCAAATTCACACGCAGAAGGTAGCAGTACACAAGCAATAGGAGATGGTTCACACGCTGAAGGAAATATTACACAAGCCGTAGGAGACTACTCTCATGCTGAAGGAGATAACACTCGAGCAGTAGGAAACTATTCACATGCTGAAGGTCAAGAAGCAATAGCATCAGGATCATACTCACATGCTGAAGGATATGATACACGAGCAATAGGAAACTACTCACACGCAGAAGGATCAAGTACACAGGCAATAGGGGATTATTCGCACGCCGAAGGCTACCAAACAATAGCATCAGGCTCATGGTCACACGCTGAAGGATATAACACACAAGCAATATTACAAGGATCACACGCAGAAGGCTACTTCACAATAGCATCTGGCTCCCACCAACACGTATCAGGTCGGTACAATGAACACGGCAATGAGTTATCACTATTCGTAGTAGGTATAGGCGATAATAACGAAACCAGAAAAGACGGCTTCACAGTAGACGTAGATGAAAACGGAAGTGGATCTGTAATGATACCAAACAACGTAAATGCACCATCAGTAGCAAAAACAGGTTCAATGTATGTTGATCCTGCAAACAACAAACTATGGATATACACTGGGAATGGTGGAGTAAGTGGATGGGTAACTTCTAGTTTGGGATAATGAATTAAATATAATAAACAATGGGAGTAAATGTTATAAATAATAACCAAGGAGGCAGCATAAGAGTGCTTAGGACAACCCCTAGCATAAACGAAGGTGGTGTGTGGGTCGGTAATTATTTTTTGGATGCCTTTCCTGGAGCAACAGCTGGATATTCACTTAGAAAATTATCAATAAATTATAATGGCCCTTGTATACGTGTGCGCAGAAGTAGTGACAACGCTGAACAGGATATAGGATTTGATGGCGATGGTATTGGATCTAGATTGGACGAAAGAGCCTTGTTAGCGTTTGTAGGCAATGTAAATGGATTCGTAACGAGATGGTATGATCAATCTGGTAATAACTTACATCAAATCAGAACGACTGCAATCGAACAACCTCAAATAGTAACAAACGGAGCTTTGTATAAAAACAATAATAAAACAGCAGTTTACTTCGATGGTACTATGAGCATGAGACCAGCAACGATGGCACAGCTGACATCCCCTTCAGGAGAATGGAGTTCAGTCGGTGTTGTTAGTACAATAGCTTTCGATAGAAATAGATCCTTTATCTCTTCAGATGGTAACCCAGACGGTACTAGAATAGGTTTATTTATGAGAACATTAGTTAGTGCAGGCCGGTTTTCAGCTGTAGCTTTTAACACTAGTGCACTTAATTTTAACGAAGTGGGTATAACTCTCAATGCTAATCAAAATATACTAGTATCAAATAGAACAACCACCTCTATAGAGATATTTGCAAACAACGGAGAAACAAATGGACCAACAGCTACTTCTGGAACTCCTATAGCAGCATCAGGCTTTTTAGATATAGGTTACAGAAACGGTATAAACTTTGACCTAGCACAGCCTTTTGGCTACATTCAAGAACTCATACATTATCCATCTGCCACTACAAGTACATACTTAAACATAATGAGATCTATTAACCAATACTACAAAACATTCTAAGATGGAATACATAAAAGTAGTACCGCAAATAGGACTAACAAGCGAACAGAGAGCAGAGCAGATAAGCTACGAGCTATGGGCTATAAGCAGACCACCAGCTGTACGTAATACAGAAGATGTAACAACGTACCTGTTTGGATGGAGCAAGCATCCAACTCAAGACCCAGGATACACTGAGATAGTAAACGCTGCTTTAGGCGTAGATCTAGCATATAACATAGTAGTACACCCAGAAAACAACCTCACAAATTTAATCGCTCTATTTCCGGAATTAAGCCAGCAAGAAAAAGATACATTGGCTGCGTACATAGAATCACAACAGTCTTTTCCATTTGCAAATATAATACCGCAAGACGTAAAAGTATTTACGCGAGCTGAGATGGAAGCGTCTGGTTGGTTTCCGGATTTATCAATAGATTAGCATATTTATTACTGGCTACATAGCTACACACACAACGTTAGTACATACTAATCCCGTATCGACACATGTCAAACCAGTACCTTAAACTGCGTAGAAGCAACGTACCAGGCAAAATTCCAACAACGGAATCAATAGATTTTGGTGAGATAGCTCTCAATACGTACGACGGTTTGGCTTACATGAAGATAAACGGACCGAACGGGATTGAAGTAGTACCAATAGCATCATCATCAGGATCATTTTCAGGAAACTTTACAGGAACATTTAGTGGATCTTTATTTGGAACTGCTAGTTGGGCATATAGTTCATCAGTAGCTATAAGCAGTTCATATGCGTTAAGTTCGTCTCAAGCAGAGTCAGCATCGTATCTAAATCCGCTCAACCAAAATGTTACGATAACAGGTAGCTTGTATATAAACGGCACTGCATCTATTGATGTGTTGAATGTGAGGTACATTTCATCGTCTGTAATATATTCTAGCGGATCTAACGTTTTTGGAGACAGCACCCAAGACACACAGGAGCTCTTTGGCACAGTCATAGTATCAGGCAGTCAATCTATAACGGGCTCTTTAAAGGTGAGCCAGGGCATCACTGGGTCTCTTCTGGGAACGTCTAGTTGGGCATTGAACGCGTTAACAACGTCTTACACGCCGGGTTTGTCTAATAATGGCACTCAATATTACCTGCCAGTGTGGACAAACACTAGTTCACTAAGTACTAGTTCGCTGTACGACGACGGTAGTGTATTGAAGAGCGTGTATGGGGGTAATGATATAGGTTTAAAACTAGATTTCGCAAACGCGTCTTATGCGCTGGGAGACTTCAATAATATATCGGGTAGCACTAAGTTAGTAATAAACGATACAGCACTAACAATAACTATAACAGGCTCTCTTATAGCGCCTAGCATAACAGGATCACTATACGGTACTGCTAGTTGGGCTGAAAATGCGTTAAGAGCATCAGACGTATTGGGAGGTAAAGCACCCCATGTTCCCTATTTTGACACAGACACAACGCTAGCAACAAGCTCGATATACCAATCGGGCTCTACCAGCGTAATCATAAACCAAGACGCCAATACAACAGCCAACCCAGAAGCGCTGTACGTTTGGCAACCACACCCAACATCAATAAACGTAATTAGCGGTAAAGGTAACTTAGATAACTACCTACAGCTAAACATTCAAAATACAAACCAAGGGGGAGACGCATCATCAGATGTAGTTGCAACTGCCAACAACGGCAACGAGAGTACCAACTACATTGATATGGGTGTCAACAGTGAAAACTATAACGGTTTTCTAGGTGGACCAAACGATGCCTATCTATATAGTGCCGGAGAGAACCTGTGGATAGGCAACTATTCAGACGGTAAGAACGTATACTTCTTTAACAGTTCAAGCGAGGCAGCTTTAATTACGTTAACTCCGTCAAACACCGTTGATGTTAACACAAGACTAAACGCTCCTAACACTACGGGTAGCTTACACGGTACCGCTAGCTGGGCGCTAAATGTAATAAGTGCATCGCACGCAGTTAACTCTGATTTCGCAGGATACGCTCAAGCAGCTGGAGTTGCAGCAAACGGAGGCGTAACTCAAATAATAGCAGGATCAGGTGTATCACTAGTACCAGCAAACGGATTAGGCAACGTAACGGTAATCGCTACCGGGGTAGGAGGCGTAACGATACTGTCGGGATCTAACGTAACAGAATCTTTTGTTAACTCGTCTACTTGGGCTTTCACTCACAGCCTTGGCGTTAGAACCCCTATCATAAGCGTGTTCGATTCTAACTATAATCAAGTAATACCCGAATCGATCCAGCTAATAGACACAGCGAGCGCCATAATAACATTCCCAACGTTAGAGAGTGGGTTTGCGGTAGCATCTGTTGGGGGTGTAACAGGAAACGCATTATCATCTTCATACTCACTATTCGCTACATACGCAGACACAGCTTCATTCTATGCTGAAACCGATCCCGTGTTTGTAGCAAGGTCAGCTTCGTTAGCTACTACTGGATCTAACGTGTTTAGAGGCACCCAGACGATGAGCGGTAGTTTGATTCTAGTAAACGGTGCTACAGGATCGTTATTAGGAACTGCATCGTACGCTTTAAATGCACTAAGTGCCTCATACGCTCAAACAGCATCATATTCTTCTAATCTGCAAATATCAGGATCAATAAACAACGTAGACTATATTGATTTTAAACCATACGCAGCCGGTACATCGCCTACTTGGAGAGATGGTAGATTATTTTATGACAGTGGATCAGGTACAGTTGCTTTTTATAACTGGGAACAAGATGTCACATTAAACGTTGGACAGGAATCTTGGGTGCGTGTTAGAAATCAAACCGGAACATTAATTACAAACGGTTCTGCTGTTAAACTATCAGGAGCTGTGGGCGATAGACCCACTATTATACTAGCTCAGTCTACAGACGAAGTCCAAACACCCACCTTTAATAATGATATAATAGGATTAGCAACGCATGATATAGAAAACGGTACGGACGGGTTTGTAACAACGTTTGGATTAGTGAACGGTGTAAACACGGCAGCATACAGTGCAGGAGATTTATTGTGGGTATCTCAATCAGCAGGTCAATATACAAACGTGGCTCCATCTGCACCGTACGATAAAATATTCATAGGTGTAGTAACTAGAGCTAATGTAAATAACGGCTCTATATTTGTAACACCTAGTCAACCGATGCACTTCCATGATATATCATCTGTAAGCCAATCTGGAAACTATACACAAGGCGATTTGTGGATGTTTAAAGCATCTGGATCAAGCGGTGTATGGACAAATACAAAACAATTATCTGGAAGCTATAGTGTAATAGGATCACTTACAATATCAGGTTCATCTACTTTTACCAACATAGGCCCTGCTGTATTTACTGGATCTGTAAATATAACTGGTTCTACCACACAAACAGGTAATAATACATTAATAGGTAATACGATATTAAGTGGAAGTGTAGATATAAGCGGATCACAAACGTTCTACGGTACATCAGCGTTTTACGGTAATCACACATTAAGTGGAAGTAATACCATTACCGGCAATACAATAATGAGTGGTAGCATTAGAGTAAGTGGTTCATCTACTTTCAATAATAGTGAGTTTATCGTAACCGGCTCTACATCTATATTAGGCAATTTTAATGTAAAAGGCACATCTATATTTTCAGACTCAACATTTACCGTTACAGGTTCGCAATACTTTACTGGATCGTCTTTTATAAACGGTAATCAGTCATTAACTGGAAACTCAACAGTTACAGGTTCGTTAAATGTAATAGGAAACATCAACGTGGTGAGCGGTTCTTCATTCACAAGATGGGGCAACAAGCTATTTAACTACGCTCAATTCGCCAATACAGCCTCTATACCAGCAACCGCTAACGTATCAGCGTCGTTTACTTTACCTCTAGCATACTTTAAAGACGGTATAAACATAACTAGCAGTAGTAGGATTACCTTTGAAAATACTGGACTATACAATATACAATACGTAGCGATAGCAAACCAAGGAAGTGGAACACCAAGCCTTCACATGTGGTTTAAAAAAACAGGATCGAACATAGATAATTCTAGTGCACAGATACAGCTACAGAACAACAGTCAAACAGCGTTAACTTACAACTTTGCTTTTCCTTTCAATGCAGGAGAATACGTTGAACTGTGGTACCACACTACGACAACAAACACGTCGTTTCCATACACAGCGGCAGGAAGCGGATTCCCAGCAACACCATCAATAATAGTAACAGTAACACAGATAGCATAAAATGAGAATATTTCAACCCATAGTAACCTCTTCGCTTAACGTACAAGATACGGTGACAGCAGTTGCTTTTACAGGCAGCCTTTATGGTACTGCTTCATGGGCCCATTCATCATCTTATGCCACAAACGCAATAAATGCTCAAAGCAGCTCCAACTTTACTGTAACCAATACATTAAAGATAGACGATACAGCGATAAACGTACAGTCTGCGCTATCAACTGTCGTTGGATCAAACAACATATATAACACGCCAACGGGTTCATACACAGCATTCTTTGGAAAATACACAATATATAAAAACACAAACGCACGAGCAGGTGAATTTATGGCTGTGTGGAACGATGCTTTACCCGTAGTATACACAGACACGTCAACAACAGACATAGGAAACACAGCAGATATAACTCTCACAGCAACGCTTGTTGGCAGCGATATTCAAGTAAATGCTAATGCTTTATCGTCTGGTTGGACTGTAAAGATGCTCGGCACTTTTATCTAACTTACCATATTTATTACTGAGTATTTGGTTGGATAGGGAAAACTAAAATACAAAACATGGCCAATGAATTCGTAGCGCGCAACGGTATAATTGCGCTAAATAACTCCACTGTATCAGGGTCACTAAACGTTACTCAACGCATAGTAGCCCAATCAGTATCAGCTAGCTTTTCAGGCTCAGGAGCAAATCTATATGACATACCAGCATCAGGTATTGTAGGTCTAAACCTATCCCAAATATCATCAGGCAGTGTATCTGCATCTATATCACCGTCAACTGGCTTTAGAGTAAATACTAACGCAACAATAAGTGGATCACTAACAGTAAACGGCGTAACTGATGGAACCGGATCTGGACACGTGATAATGTACAACACAGCATCAGGCCAGTTCTTCTTTACTGCATCATCGGCAATAGGTGGTGGGAACGCAACAAACGACAATTTTCAACAAATATTTCTATTAATGGGAGGATAAAACTATGAACGTAGCAAAAGTACTAGGGCAGACAGTATCAACAGGCAGCACAGTAAATTTATATACTGTACCTGCATTAACACAAACAGTAGTGTCAACGCTCACAGTAGCAAACCTAACTGCCGGTGCAGGAACATTTAGTGTTGCTGTTAGAGTATCAGGTTCAACATTAGAGAACAAACACTACATCTACAGAAATGTATCGCTACCAGCTAGTGATACGTTTGCAGCAACGTTTGGTATAACGATGGCTGCTACAGACATAGTAACTGTAGCTTCATCAGTATCAAGCTCATTTAATTTATTTGGACAAGAAGTATCAACAACATAATAAATGGCACAAGGAACTTCTACAACAACATCAATACCGTTTGCAAAC